AAAACACCGCCACCAGCGGCGCGGCGTTTAACTTCCGCGTCAGCGTGGAGCGCGGCGAATCCGGCGAGGGCGGCTACATCGAGGCCGTCACCGGCGCTTTCCAGTAAGGAGGACAGTATGTCTATTGAATGGAAGAAAAACGACCTTCCCACTCTGGCACAGAAGGTGGCGGACGACGCTTCTGAAACCTGCCAGAACTTTATTTATGCTGGCATTGACGTGGAGCTGTCCGGCGGTACGCAGCACTTTTCGCTGATGCCCAACGACCAGACGAACATCGACTCGATGTTTGCGGCCATTACGTTGGGCGCGTCCGAATACCCTTACCACCCGGATGGCGGCAAGTGTGTTATGTACAGCGCGGCAGATATTATTACCCTGTACAGCGAATACAAGAGCTTCGTCACCAAACAGACGACCTACTGCAATGCGCTGCGCCAGTGGGCGAAGCGCGAGACCGACCCGAATGTTATCGGCTCCATCTATTACGGATGCACCCTTCCCGAGGACCTCGAAAAGGAAGTCGAGGGCATTCTCAGCGCAGCGCAGGCGCAGATTACGGCCATCATCAACAAGCTCTCCGCCTAAGGAGGACCGAAATGGCAAGGAACTCTGTATGTAAAACTGCCATCCTCTTTGTGTTCGGAGGACTTATATACTTCGGACTTGAGGTGCTTTTCAGAGGACATAGCCATTGGACGATGTTTGTCCTCGGCGGATTCCTTTTTCTGATTCTCGGTGAGCTGAACGAGGGTCTACTTGAGTGGGATACTCCACTCATTTGGCAGGGTGTCCTCGGCTCGGCCATCGTGACAGGAGCGGAGCTCGTTACCGGAATGATTCTGAATGTCTGGCTCGGCCTCGGCATTTGGGACTACTCCGGGATGCCGTTCAACTACAAAGGGCAGATTTGCCTCCCGTTCAGCATTTTATGGATTTTCGTGTCTATCGCGGCCATCGTCCTCGACGACTGGCTGCGATATTTGCTGTTCGGGGAGGAACGCCCGCGCTATACACTGTTCCGGCGCGGCGAGAGCCGCTGAAAGGAGCCGCCAATGAACCGCGAGGAGAGGCTCGAACAGCTTTTGACGGCTACCGTTAAGCTGCTCGACCGGTGGGAGGAATACTCCCTCAAAACGAACTGCGGGGAGCCGGAGGGCTACGGAGCAGCCCGCGCGGTGGTACACGCAGAATTTTCCGTACTCAAACAGACCGACAAAGGAGACGGCGAGAATGAGCGTAATTACCTTTAATCCGAACGACCACACGAAAATCACCACGGATTTCGAGCGGTACGAGTTCGCCTGCCCGTGCGGATGCACGGCGCAGATGATTGACCCGGAGCTCGTCCAGAAGATGCAGACCATCCGCACCAAGCTCGGCAAGGCCATCAAGGTTACGTCGGGCTACCGGTGCGTGAAGCACAACGCAGACCCGAAAGTCGGCGGCAGCCGGACGAGCCGCCACCTGTACGGCATCGCGGCCGACTGGCGGACGGTAGACAGGAGCGTCAACCCCGTCGCTCTTGGCATCATCGCGGCCGCGCAGGGCTTTGGCGCGGTCGGTATCTACTGGCACGACAAGGCCGCCATTGTCCACACCGACACGCGCGGAGGCAAGGCCACATGGCTGTGCGTCCAGCCCGGTGTGTACCCCAGCACGACCTACAACAAGTTCGTGCTGCCGACCATTGAGCAGGGCTGCACGGGCGCAGCGAACCGCGCGGCAACGGTCATGTTGCAGCGGCTCCTCGGCATCACTCACGACGGCAGTTTCGGACCGGCTACCACAAAAGCCCTGATGAAGGCCCAGCGCAAGCACGGTCTCGCAGCGGACGGTATTTGCGGACCCAAGAGCTGGACCGTTCTGTCTGGCGCAGATAAGTATCTGTAAGGGAGGAGGTGATACCATTGGAACCGTGGCAATTTCTTGTAGCCGCAGGCTTCCCCTCTGGCCTTTTCGCCTTTGGTCTGTGGCTCATTGAGCACCGCATCGAACAGCGCGAGAAAGCCCGCGCAGAGGAGGACAAGAAGCGGCGCGAGGCCGAGGCCAAACGCGAGCAGGGCCGCGAGGAGCTGCAAATCTGCATCTATGAAACCTCACTTGCGGCCATCGCTTTAGGCGAGGCCACCGCAAAGGCCGTGCAGCGTATTCCCGATGCACATTGCAATGGAGATATGCACGCGGCCTTAGATTATGCCTCCAAGGTCAAACACGCGCAGCGGGAAGTGGTTTCCCGCTGCGGCATCAAAGCGATTATTGAATAAAAGAAAGGAACAAGACCATGAAGTACAACAACAAGATTTCCGCTGCTACCATTGCTCGCACTGCCGCCCTGCTGCTGGCACTGACCAACCAGATTCTCAGCGCGTTCGGAAAGTCTCCGCTGCCCATCGAGAGCACGACCGTGGAGCAGCTCGTCACCACCGGCATCACCACCGTCACCGCCCTTATCAACTGGTGGTACAACAACAGCTTCACGCAGGCCGCCCTCGAGGGTGATAAGACCTACGAGAACGTCAAGAACCAGATTCACTAAGGACACCCCAGCAGCTACCACATAACAGCATGAGCCTCCCGGTATACCTCACACAAGAGGGCCGGGAGGCTCTTTTTTTATTGCTGTTTTTTGCAATATCTTCCCCGGAAACGCACTTAAAACAGCATTTCCGACCCGGTTATTAACGAAACCGAGCATTTTCGGAGCAGAAAAGCGATTTTTGATACGTTTTCTATCATTTCCGTGGATAACCGACGAAAAGCGGAGCGGAAAAACCAGAATGACCCGAAAAGTGGAAAACTAGGTGGAAAAAGTTGATAAAAGGGTCACGAGGAGCAGCGCACACCATTGTCCCAAAATCCCACGAAAAACAGGATAACCGGAGCGGAAATACCGTTTTGAGCACATATCCGCGCGGATATACACTGAAAACAGCATTTCCGGGTATTTCCGGCGAAACAATCGACAAAGTAGAGTAAAGAAGAGTAGAGTAGAGAATATATTATATTCAGCGATTTGGAGATCGCTGGTGTGAAAGCCGTTGCTATTGTCCCTTTTAGGTGCTATCATAAAAGCGCGACTACCAACACAGGACAGGAGGACAACAGTTATGGGTAACACAACTGCGTCCCTCACCCACGAACAACTGTTCGGGGGGGGGGGAACAAGTAGCGGCGCGCGATTCGTAGACCCGGCCAGCATCCCGGTAGACGAGGTGAGGGAAAGGCTGAAACGGCAGTGCGCATACAAGCCGATGCACGAAATCAATTTTATCATAAGCAAGGATTCAAAGATTGCCTGTTTTTGGGAAAAGAGATTTTACATCACGGATGATTCGTTTACCCCGGAGCTTGTGTACGAAACAGAATCGTTTGCAAACGCGGTCTCCCTCTCGGACAGCTCGAAGTATGCAATTTTCCAGACGGCCTACAATGCCAAGAACGACGAGGACAGCGGAGCGTTTGCCATCATCGACGTAGAAAAGCGCGAGGTCATCAACAAGGGCGCAATCGAGACCGGCTGGAAAGGCATGACGCACCTGTACATAGACGAGGACAAAAAGTGCTTTTGGGTCTACTACGGCAACGAGCGCGTGAAGTATGGCTTTGACCTCTCCCCGGATGCCAAGACGTTGGAACAGTACGAGGAAAAGGCGGAGCTGTCACCCTACTACTTGCTCGAAAAGGCTCAGTCGTGCATTGACGAGCTGAAAGAAACCTACACGGAGCAGGCGGAGCGGAAAGCGGTAGGGTATTTGAGCCGGTCGGCCAGCGACCCCAAGATGTCCACATACCAGCTCTCCAACGCCTATAAAGAGCTCGGCCAGATATACGACCAGAACGAGCTCAAGCAGAAAGCTCTCGATGCCTACCGGGAGGGACTGCGCCTCAACCCCGCATTGTCAGTGAAAAAGCGTATCAAGCAGCTCGAGAAAGAGCTGAACGCATAAAATGACCCGGCAAGTGGCGAAAGCCTCCTGCGGAGACCCACAAAGCGTCGCAATGGTCAGGCGGCAAACTTTACGGCCAGACCATAAAAGCCCGAAATCGAGGCCTCGGAGCCGTGCTCGTGGCGTTCTACGGCTCAACGCAGGAGAGAGCATCCCGAAAAGCTACCAGCAAATTGCCAGCAAGTTAAAATCAGCCTGCGGGAGACGGCCCACAGGGAGGTGATGGAGAGGGCTATACGGGGACCACGAACAGCCCTCCCGTCACTCTGGCTGCTCCAAAATACCCGCAGCGGAAAGAACCGCGCGGCGCAAATCGTGTATGCGCAGCGGCAGCTCAACCTCTGGCGGGCATAGGAGGCAAGCATGGAACAGTCTATTCATGAGCTCTACATGGAGCAGGTCAACCCGCAGGACACCCGCGAAATCATGCAGGCAGAGGACACGCTCACCGCGCTGCTCAAGCTGGTGGAAAACCGCGAATTGCGCGACGCCATCGACCGTGCAGCAGGCCGCGTTGCCTACCTCCGAGAAGTAGCGGCATTTGAGGCCGGTTACGGCTTTATGCCCGAATAACAAAATGGGAGGCCCGGCACAACGCCGGGCCTCCTGATTCATTATAGCCCAAGATAATCCTCAATGCTCATGCCGAGCGCAGCAGCGACGGCGTGAATCTGGTAAACATCGCGCGGGACCCGGCGACCGGCCTCCCACTCCTCGAGTGTCCGCAGCGGGACGCCAGAGAGCTGCGACAGCCGGGTGCGGGTCAACCCGCGAGCCTCGCGCAGCCCGGTGACGCGGACGGCAACAGGCGTTAAAGCTGACATCTTGAAATCCCCCTTGAATCTGCTATAATAGAAATGCCGGAGAAGTGAGGCATCTGCAAGCTGTTTCTCACTCCCCCGGCGTTTCAGAACTCTGGCCGCCGTCATCGGCCTTTGTTCTTCATCGGAGAGCCCTGCTTACTTGTTGAGCAGGGCTTTTACTTTTTCCACGGCCTCCTCGAGCGTTTTGCTGTTACGCATAAGCTCAAGAATTTCACGGGTCCGGTTCTCCTTTGCCTCGTCTCGAAGCACCTCGGCGGTATTCATTTCGTCGTCCATTTTGTTTCCTTTCTGGCCTTGCCACCTTACTCATTGAGGAGCGGCCCCCTCAACTGACTATATTATACCACACAAGCGCGTGGAAAGCAAGAGCAAAATGGCAAAAACTTGAAATATTTTTGCGTACCTGTGAAAGATTTACTGCTCGATGTACCGAAAGAGAAAACCGCCCGCATGGGGTAACTTTCCCTTGCATACCTTTCCGATTGCGCTGTCGTCCAGACCGGTAGCACGGGAGGCAGCAGCGATACTCGGATACTCATGTATGACCTGATTCGTCTTGCGGTCAATCTGGCAGACCGGAGCGAGCGTTGAGCCGTGATAGGCCCGGACGCTCCGGCCGTATCCGTCGCCCGGTTCGGGAGCCGTCTTTCCGTTCCACTTTGCGCCGGATGCGAGACCGCCGAAAAGAAAGCCCTGCATCTCGTAGGCGCGGGACAGACGCCCCAGCAGCGTGTCGAGCTGGTCGCGCTGGTTGCGGTCGAGAGACTTGAGGAACGTGTCAATCTCCTTTTCGGCCTCGACAACCTCCTGAATCCCGACGTGTAAAACGTCGTTCTGCTCATATTTTTCGTACAACGTCCGATAGACAGCAGACATTGTGTTCCGCCTCCTAGTTGATAATCTTGTAGTCGAACGCATCGGACATCGGCAGGTCCGGCTCACCGTCCCGGCCGTTACTGGATGCAGTATAGAGCTTGTCGTGCCGCTCCCTCGGCATTGAACCGGGCTCTGTGTACTTCCAGATTGTGCCCAGCTCATCGACGAACACCTCGCGGCCGAAGTCGTCCGTGCCAATGAAGCTCAGGATGGCGACGGCGCGCCGGAGGCTCATTTTCTTTCTTCCCATTCTGCGGACACCTCCCCATCTTTGTAAAAGAGCTTTGCACGGCGCAGGCGGAACGCCTCAAGAATGAGCGTGAAAGCCGTGTCGCAGGTGGCGTAGACCATCTCGAAACCCGGCATACAAAACAGACCGGCGTTGTAGAAATTGGCGGCCAGCTCGACGACGATGCGCTCGTTCTGGCTCAAATTGAACGCCTCCTTTGCAGCCGCAAACGCCATGTAGTCATCACCGATGACGGCAATACGGAGCTCCGGCCAGCGCGTGAGCGCGGAGAGCAGATACAGGGACGCGCCCCAATACGGATTGACGCGACCGGATTCTGGATTGACGATGTGCGGAATCCGCTGAAGCTCAGACAGGAACGCGGCCTCGTGCTCCGGGCTTTTGTATGTGATATTGATTTCCATGTGAACCTCCTTACATATCGACCGAAACAAAATGATAGGCGTACCAGCGGCCACGACGGCGGAAGAGCTTGACGCCGGTGGTGAAGAACTGCCCGCCGCAGCCCAACTCGTCGAAAAGGCGGTAGGACCGGTACATCTTGAACCACAAGAGAGCCCGCTCCTCGGAATAGTCGGCGGTGTAGTCGGGCAGTTCAACAAGCTCAACGAAAGAATCGAGCTCGTCGCGGACGATGCGGTAATCGGAATCCCGATGGATGTACTCCCGGATGTCGCGCTTGAGCTGAATGACGAACTCCTCGACGCGCTCGCTATGCGCCGGACCGGGAAAACGCTCGAACATGAGCAGGTCGTTGTACGCCTCTTTGAGGCTGTCATAATCGTGGATATCGCGGGACACTAGGCTCCCCCCTTTTCTTCCTTTGCCTTGCGGAGCTCCTCGAGAAACTCAGGGAGCGGCAGCCGCTCGAGCTGATACTCCCGGCGCGCGGCCGGAGACAGGCCGTTGAGCCATGTCTCGTACTTTACCCGCTCCTGCTCTGCGCAGGCCCGGATGCTTGCGAGAGCATCTGCAGGCGGGTAATCCTCGCCGACGTACCAAGTGATTTTTCCCTCGTTGGAGATGTGAGCGACCATCTTGAAATCGCCGTCCTCCATCACGGCGGAGTTGCAGACTGTTACGCCGTTTCCGAGACAGCCAAGGAACAACTTGAAATTCTGGGCAGCCATCAGTAAATCTCCTCCTCAAGCATCTTTTTGCTGAACCGCTCAATCTCCTCGAGAGAGGTCCACTCCGGCTTCTCGTCGTCGGAAAAGCTGTCCCACAGGATGCGCATGGCCTGAATATGATTCTCAACGCAGCAGCCCCAGAGGTACTTGCTGAAACGCGAGCCGCAGCCGAGGAAATACTTGCAGTCCTGAATACAGCGGCTCAAGAGCCTGTATCGGAACTCGGCATCGGAGCCGACAAGGTCGGTGGCGACGTTGCCGAAATAATGAAAGTCCGCGTCGCCAGCGAAGTAGAGCGTGACGCTGGCCTCGAGGCTGCGCGGCCAGCCGTCCGGGTACGGACGGGTCGAGCCGTCAGAGAAGTGGGTCATCGCTGTTGCGGTCACCCCGATGGCGGCCTCGTTCTCACGGGGGCGGCAGAAGAACGTGCGAATCTGGATGCGCTCGCACTCCATGGAACCGGCATTCCCGATACTGTCAGGGAACAGGGACACGGCCGGGTCATACCCGGCAGCTTTCAAACGCTCGAGAACGGTCATATCTCTTATGCCTCCATTTCGATGTCGAGCAGCTCCATGCTGCCGTATACACAGTGCTCGGAAATCTCGCGGGCTCTTTTGCGAGCAGAGGGCAGCGAGACGGCCTCAATCTTACGCTCGGTGACGTAACCGCCATTCTTGAACTGGGGATTGTGGCGGAAGAAAGTTGCCTTGTAGGACTTCGTTTTCATAGTTGACACTCCTTTGCGGTTTGGCTCCCGCGACGCCCTTTTGGGCGTTTCGGCCGTCGCCAGCGGCCATCTGGAACTTTTCGGACGGGACGCCCGGAACCTCGATGCGCCGGAGCAGCATATTGAAGTCGTAGTACCAGTCGAGATTCATGTACCGCTCCTCGCTGTCCGTGCCCTCGATTTTCTTGATGTGCTCGGCCAGAGCCCCGCGAACATCCAGACGAACCGGAGCGACGCTGTCGTCATAGCTGTCGTAGAGGGTGATGGTCTCGGCCTTGCCGAAACGAACGGTGAGGGCGGCAACGCTGCCGGTGTACTTGTAGAGCTCCATAAAAACCTCCTACCCGAAACGGGTCTTGCTGCTTGCTTAACGTCTCTAAAAGGGACACACGAAAGCAAAAAAAAATTAAGCGACCTCAACCATACCGGCCAGACCGTAGAGGAGCTCGTGGTCCTCAAAGGAGATGCGCTCTTCCTCGAATGCGCGGTCAATCTGCCAGTAGCACTCGTCGCGGTCGTTCTCGGTCTTGATGGCGGCAATGGATTTCACGATTTTCTTGAACATCTTGAGCACCTCCATTAACCAGCGTAAGCGAGAACACAAAGGAAGTTGTCCTTCTGGGATGCTCTCTCGACAAACTTGTCGCGGGCGGCAGCAGTCTTGAAAGACTTGCGCTTGGTGACGACTTCGTCGCGCTTGTTTACTTCCTGATAGGTCACTTCAAACATCTTTTTGTCCTCCTACCCGTTTTGGGTCATAGCGTTTTCTTGTACCCTCATTATAGACCCTAAAAGGGACAATGTCAAGTAAAATCTGGCAATTTGTGGCAAAAAGTTTTCAAGAATGACGCTTTTGCGGCATTATGCACGAAACGGCGGCAGAACAGAAAGAAAGCAGGAGCCCGGAGGTCCCAGCTGATATAGTTATCCTGTTTATCCTAATGAGTATGACTTGCTTATCATTGACGATTTGGGTGTAGAGCGCAGTACCGAATATGCTATGGAGCAGATGTTTTTCGTC